GCTTGCCTGTCATCACAAAGTTCACCAGCGCATCCGTCATCCCGTTGAAGGCACGCACCGTGGCCGACTCCATCTGCTTGCCAATCTGCTCGGCCTCTTCAGCCACCATACGCAGCCCCTTGGCAAAACCAGCCTCTGGGTCCGCCAGTTCCTTAACGCGCTGGTTGAGCAAGGTGGCTCCATCGGCAGCTTGGCGGGCGGATTCCTCGATCTTTTTCAGCGCATCGGCCAGCTTTTCATTGCCCGGGGCGGCCTCTACCAACTCGCGGGCCTGAGCCGCCAGCGTGGCCAGTTGATTGGCGCTATCCCGACGGGCTGCTGCAAGGCGCCGCAGAGAGTCCAGTTCACTGATGGCGCCCGTCTCACGCAGAGTCTTGATCTGCTCTTCGATCGCACGAAGTTCGCTTTGTCCCCGCGCGGCCTGCTCAGCTAGATCCTTCATCGTCTCGCCCGGGAGCCGGATCTGGCGCTCCAGATTGGACTGTTGGGCCTCGCGCTCCAGCCTCTGGCGTTTGAGGAGAATCTCTGCAAGGCGGTCTTGCAGCTTGAGCTTGTCCTGGGTGGTCTTGGCCACCGACTCAAGCCCACGACGCAGAATCGCTTCCTCCTCATCCGTCAGTGCCCGAAGCCTTTCGGTGAAGTCTTCCTGCGCAGCCAGGCGGGCCTCGGTCGCCTCCTTGAAGCTGATGTAGCCCTGGCTTTCATAGAGGTCGATGATGCGCTGCCGGTCTTTGAGGATGGCACTCTCCACATCCACCTGCCCCTGTAAGCGCTTAATTTCACTGTCTATACCTGCCATGGCGTTCGCAGTGACGGCGCCAGTTGCCGTGCTGTAGTTCAGGCGCTTCCTGGGCGTGGACGCTTGCGTGACGGCGTTTGAGGCCTCAGTACCCTTGCGAATGTCCTCGAATCTTCGCGTGACCGCATCGGCCAGCAGCGGCATATCCCAAAGGTCAACGTAGTTCTGGTTGGCCTGAGCGACGATGGCATTGCGCTTTTCGAGGGCAGCCTGCAGACGTGCGCGGTTCTCCTCTGAGAACGGATTCAGGCCCTTACCACCCGCCAAGAACGTACCGGCAAGTTCGATGTCGGCCCAGACAGCAGAGAAACTGCCGATCACCGACTTGATGGTGTGACCAATTCCCCGCAAGGCATCGATGACAACCGCGATGGCGTAGGCCGTCTTTTCTGCCCAGTTAGTGAGCGTGCCCTCAGAGCGCAGGCGCTGTACGCCATCAACTGCGTTATCCGTTCCCAAGACCACGTTTTTGAGCTCTTGGTACAGCACCGACAGCGAGGGGATTGCGGCGGTAACGAGGGTCTGCGCCACAAAGTTCGATTCGGCACGCATACGGTCCATCGCCTTGGAGGCCTGGTCGGCTTCCTCGATCTGCTTGGCTGTCAGTCGAATATTGAGGTCCTGGTTCTCCGCCAGATCCTTGAGGAAGGGGAGCATCGTTGCCCCGGACTTCCCAAAAAGCTCCATGGCGATGGCTGTCTTGCCAGCGCCGTCCTCAAACTCGGCCAGTTTGAGTGCGACATCGTTCATGACCTCTGCGGGATCACGCAGGTTGCCGCCTGCATCCTTGGCACGCACTCCCAGGAATTGGAGTGCCTTGGTCGCACCGGCCGTTTCATCATCAACACCCGCCAGCCCCTTGGACAGCTTGGCCAGGCTTGCGCCAATGGCTTCCATGGCCGTGCCTGAGATGGTCGCGACCGGGGCGAATCCCGAGAGCGCCGCAGCGCTCGCGCCCGTCTGCTCCGACAGGCCCTGTAGGGCCGCAGCCGCCTCCAGTGTGTGAGTGACAAAGTCCCTCAAGGCGACAACGGAGGTAGCTCCAATCACCACGGCAAAGGTCGTCTTTGCCACACTGGCCACCTGCTGCATCGACGCCTTCATGTCGTTGGCGTGGCGATCCAGCAAGCGGGCCGTGCGTCCCAGGTCCTCGCGGAACTCGGAAGTCTCTGCCGATAGCTTGACAACCAAGGACCCGAGATCAGCCATGCTTTTTCACCTTATGAGAGAACATGGCCTTGAAGCGGGCGACATTGAGGCGTGTATCGTCTTTGGGCGTTGTGCGCTCGATGTAGGGCATGAAGTCTTCAGGTGTGAATGCCCTGGCGTCCTTGGTTCGATGGGCATTGGCAAAGGTCGCAGCGACCACGCCGCTTCTCAGATCAGCTCGCATCTCGCCAAAGGGTTCTAGTTGGTAAAAGGCCATCCACTCGGTCAGTTCATCCGACCCCACACGCGCCAGCAACTCACGAACTGGCATGCCCAGGGCAAGTGCCAGCCGAAAGACAGAGCGTCGAAAGGGGTTGGCCTTTAGCCCTTTTTTGCAGCGTCTACCTGATCGACGCCGATGCCGTTCAGGCGCTGGGCCACGGAGAAGACGCGATCTAGCGCGCGAGCACTCTTGCGCCCCAGCGCCGCGATCTCGCTATCGTCAAACAGACGATCGCCCTGGGAATCGCATAGGGTCAAAGCCACCAACCGAGCGCGGACGTTCTCCATGCGACCATCCTTTTCAAGAAGGCTCGCCTCAAAGGCATCCCGATCCGTACCACTCATGGTCCGCACCAGGACTTCGCCCCCCCACTCAGGAATAATGACCGTCTCCCGCGGAAGATCATCGGCAGCCAAGATGGCGTCTTTGGAAAGAATGTTCATGTGCTTCATGCCTCGGTGATATCGCCGTCGATTTCAATGGTTACGCTTGCCTCGACCACGGCGTCCACGCCGCCCTGCACGCTGAACTGCGTCACATAGCCATAGAAGGTCCAGGTTGCAGCAGGCGTCGTGTCGGTGAAGGTGATCTTGAATTGACGTCGGGTTCTATTCGCTCGATCGTTGCGCAAGCCCTGGTGCACCGTATCGTCTGGGTTGAAGTGAATGCTCAGGGACAGTTGGCCCTCATCACGAAGGCCGACCCGCTTCTCCTTTGAGGTTGAAGCGAGGTTGGTGACATCGATGACCGACGCCTGGCCTCCGGGTCCCTGAAAGGACACGACGTTGGGGATGGTCTCAAAGGTGGTGGTACCGAAACGGGCAATGGTGATGCCCTGCGCGGTGATGGCAGTACTAGGCATAGAGAGCCTCCATGTGAAGAAACAAAAGTCCCGCCTTGCAGCAGGTCAGCGGTAGTAGGTGAAGTCCACGGACACTCGGTAGATCCGGGCTTCTTCATCAAAATCAGTCAGGCCCATGCGCACATCGGCCACCGTATGGATGTCCGCGAGCAGTGCTGCGAGTACCTGGTCTTGCAATTGGTCGCATTGCGCAAGCGTGCGGGCATAGGCGTCGACCTGCACCCTGGAACGCCTGAGCGAATTGGGTCCGTCGAGCGAGACGACACTGGCGCTGTCAACTGGGGTGTAGACCAGCGTTGGGTACTGGGCGTCCTGGGGAGCCACGATCGCGTACACCTGTCCGCCTGCCAGATGCTTGATAGCGTCATAAAAGTCCTGCATCGCTAACCTCGATTCAGGTCCTTGGTTTCGATTTCAATGCGCTGGGCAAGACGGTCCTTGATGGCATTGACTGCCTCGCGCCTGCGCGACTCCAGCGCAGGACGCAAGAACGGTCGAGCACTCATCTTCCGTGTCCCGAACTCCAGGAAGCGCCAGTACCAGGCGTCTTGAGACAAATTGCCCCGCTTGCCTTGATTGCGGTACTTCTTGCCATGCCGGACCAGCACGTAAAACGTCTGCCGCCCGCCACCGGAGAGCTCCCGGACGTGTTTCATGATCACCGAGCGTTTGAGCGTTCCAGGTGGAGGCTGCTTGGGGCCAAGCGACTGCGCAGCCTTGGGCGCCCGAGCGCGGGCCTCATCCCGGATGACCTTGGCACCGGCATAAACCGATGCCCGCAGGCCTCGATTGGCCACGCGCTGAGGCAACTCACGAAGCGCCCGATCCAACTGAGCCAGACCCTCAATGCGCACCGTCTCGACTCTAGCCATCACGCACCCCCTCGCTGGCCAGCAGGATCACCGCGACATTGGCCTCGTCCTCGTTGAGCGCACCATGAATGGCAAACACGCGTCCCTTGAACAGCACCCGCATTTGGGAAACCGATCTGGGGTCGGAAAAGAGGGGCTGATAGCGCACCGTGATCTGGTGACTCACCTCGGATGCAATCCGATCTGCAATGCGCGCCTCGCGTCCCGAGATTGGGGCAATATCGGCCCACACCGCAGCGACGTCAGCCCAGACTTGGGTGGGAGCTCCAAGGGCATCCTTGACTGTCGTCGGCTGCTGGATGAGCACGCGGTGGTTCAGTTGCCCGGCGCTGATGACACTCATACAAGGCTCACCTTGAAGCCGTCGAGCAGGCCATCCACAA